TCATTAATTTACCTGTTAGGTCAGCTACACTCCATCTTGTCATAACGACAATAATTCTACCTCCAGGTTGAAGCCTTTGCCGCGGTCCGCTGGTATACCATTCATAAACACGATCATACGATGCAGGATTCATTGCATCTTGCTCCGAGTGCGGATCATCAATGATTAAAAGGTCAGCACCACGACCTGTAATTGAACCGCCGACACCGGCTGCATAATATTCACCACCTTGGGCCGTTTCCCACTTACCAGCGGCTTGAGAATCTTCTCTTAAACGAGTATTAAAAATATTTTGATAATCTTCAGTGTCAATTAGCGTTTTTGCTTTTCTACCGAACCTAACAGCAAGTTCTGCGTTGTTTGTTGCTTGAATAATTTTAAGTGCAGGATTATTTCCGATCATCCATGCAGGTAAAAAGTTAGATGCAAACTCAGACTTGGTATGTCTTGGTGCCATATTGATAATGAGTCGTTTGAGCTCGCCCCGCGCAACGCGGTTAAACTTCTCAGCCATAATTTTATGATGTTCACCTTCAATAAATTCAGGCCACATGTATTTTACAAAAGCTAAGAAGTCTTTTCTTACAGCTTCGTCTTTTTTCTTTTGATCAAGCAAGAGAGCTGTCTTCAAATATTCTTTTCTCGTATCTGCAGGGAGATTTTCTAATTGTTCTGGTGTTAGCATTCGAAAAAAATTTCTATAAAATTTTTGCACTTCCCTTTTTTAAAAGTGAAAATGAATTTAGCACGTATCTATTTCCAAATCAAACTATAAGGGTAAGGATTGGGACCCCTTTATATACAAAAGCGGGGTACCCCGGGTCAATCCCCAAGCTTGGCGGAATCGCAAGCGGGTCCTACTTCTTCTTTTGCTTAACTGGGCGAGGCCGCAGGCCGTTGCATTTTTGCAACACTGTTGCCCTTTGGTCATCACTCCCTATGAGTTTTGGTCAGATATGAAAGCTAGGGAGTGATGATAAATATTAGGACTTACAGATATAATCTACCATGCCTAATAAACTAATTTACTGAGGTTGAAGTATCAGTAGCAACTACTACTGTGTCATACTTTAACCTTTCAGCAATCTTTTGTTCTCTCGTCATAGTTTTGTTCTTCATACCTTTCAACATACTAGCGAGATTTTGTGGGTTGTAGATTGTTAAGCCAGATGAATTAGTCTTAATTAAATCTGCCTCATCACACTCTACTCCAAGTTCATTCATTAACTCAACACCCTCAGTTAAATAGCGATAAGCTTTTAAACCCATAGCCATAGCTTTTTTCTGTGCAGTTATGGTATCTACCCAAGTTGCGTGAGCCGAGATTAACTGAGCTTTCTTCTTCTTAAACATTTGGAAAGTTTCAAACTCAGCTTGAGTACACGCAATAGTTCTAGACCTACAATGGCTCGTGCCAATTATATCCAAGTACCATTGTTCATCAAAGCCCTGAACAATTCCGACATTATTATCTCTATCAGAATTATATCTATTATAACTATGATAACCTAGTGCCTTGTCGTTTTCCTCACAACACATAGTTTTGTGTGGGTTGTCCTGATTTTCAGCTTGTTGTGGATAAATGTCAGGGTTGCAGTCTTTAGCTTTTAATTCATCTCGATACAAAGCATAAGCAAACTTTCTGCCACTATCATAACTATCATACTCGCCACCATTACAACTGCCATATAACCCAAAGTCAAAATGTTCAGACACATCTCTATTGTCATAATCATCTTCATCTAAGTTTTTTTCGTGTGCATAAGAGAAATAAAAGCATTTATCTTTTGCAACCACATCTAATGGTGTTCCGTATTTTTTCTTGAGTGTTCTACAAGTTTCCACATCTTCTTGAGGATATGCTCTCGATACAACTTCTTTAGCAAGTGCAAAAGTATCTTCATACAAATCATGTATGTCTGCTTTAACATCTAGGTATGCTTGTTTTTCTTGAGTGTCCTCGCTTTCTGCGTGTTCGATATAACGATTAAGGATTTTCTTCCTATACTCGTCATTCATTCTTAGTTTAGCCATATTATATTCCTTTCTTTATGGTTATTCTGGGATATTAACAGAATTACGATTTTGTGCAAGTAAAATGTTATATATCTGAGGGATATTTTCGCCTATCCAATCATACATACAACTTTGAGAATGGAAGAATGGTCCATAATCTACTGGATTTACTCGGCGCATAGTTTCGCACCATTGGTGGCTCCACTCATAGTGAGTGGGCTCTCCGTCGCGGCGCCATTCCCCCTCAAGTTCAATCGCGTCTAACATTGAGTTTAATTCTTCCTCAGTATTCGCGTAGACATTTCTATAGTTTTGACTAGTCGCATAACCATACTTGTAAAATTTCTTTTTACAATTTTGATTTTGGCAAATATAAGCCTTGCCATTTCTAAATGCTCGTTCCATTAGTGAACCCCCTCGCTAGTTTCAACTTTAGGAACATAACCTCTAACAGTAAAAATATTAGTAAAGGTTCTATATCCGTCTATTGTGTGTTCTTCGTTATCTAGTGCAACGCAAGTAATCGCTAGTTTATTATTTTTAGTCATCCAGATTTTACTTTTGTTATCCCAATAACATCTTCGTTCTTCTATATCATCTCTTTTCTTGCAGTAGTGTACAATATAAAAGTGGTCTGCTTTTTTAAATTGACCAATCAATCGTTCTGTAAATTCTTCGAATGTTGGTTCTAGTATGTCGTTTGTTATATCTTCAATCATATCTTATCCTTTCTATTAATTGATTCGTTTTTATATCATTCCCCCTTGTAATTGTCAAACACTTTCCCATATAAATAATTGTGCCTTATTACTACCGCATTGTTCAGTCTGCTGGTGGGAAGAGGGCACCGCCAGCCATCGAGTGCGAGAAGGTTATCTCGAGAAGTGGCGTTAAACTACTAGACCTTCAGGTGCCTTGGTCGCTGAGCTAATTGCGCATAAGCCAAGGCACTAGTGCCTGGACATATGGCAAAATATAAGTTGCGCACGCTCACGTTCCAGGCACGCGCGGTCCCCGGGCCGCGAAGCGCGGAGCGCGCAAGGGCACAAGGCCGCAAGCTCACAAGCTCACAAGCGCAAAAAAAGATTTGACATCCCAGCATGAATATGGGATAAAATGATAACGCTCGTTATTGTGTTCTTGCGTTAACACTAAAACACAGCTGGGGCTCTGAAGACTAAGCATCTAACGACGAGTCCCAGCAGCAAATGAAAGGAAATAAAATGAAACAAAACGTACTAATACTAAAAGCTGATGACAGTAAAGCTGTGATGCATGAGCTGGAGGCCGGACCAGATGGACCGAGCTTCAAAGATGTGTATCCATTAATCGATGCTAGACTCATAGAGATAGCCCAGGGACGCTGGATACAGGGAGGCAATAAGCCTGAAGGTGTGAACGTGGAGCTGTACTGTGATGAAGAAGCGTTGATGAAAGCTGACCCTCAAATCAATCACCGTGCCAGCCGTCTACGCTACAACCTGTTCAAGAGTCAATATGGAGCTCAGATGCCGGATCCTAGACTGGCAGGGGACGTTGCGGTAGTCTTCCCAGCTGATCTAAAAGTTAAGATCGAACTGGATGCCTAACACATCAAAATACAACAGCAAGTTGCTGCGGGCAGAGCCCGCGGCTCCTGCTCCGCGGACCGGGATCATTGGAACTGTTAACCCGTACTGGGTCTGGAGGGCACAGGCCCGCAAGCCGAGCACCGCGCGCCGCGCTGAAGGATGGAAGAAAAGGCGCAAGCCCGCAAGCTCTCAAGCGGCTTGACATATTAACATGAATATGGGATAAAGTGATATGAATAGAATAATTATTGGCAGTAATGCCGCGAAGCGCAAGCTGGTAACAGGTGGCCTTAGCAAGCCGTCGAAGATGCCGGGCTATGCGTACAATTTACCAACACATGCATGTATTGTAGGGACCAAGCTCCGGGCTGTCCCTGGCAGCACGTGCTTCGATTGCTATGCTCACGAGCGTGGCCGGTACCGGTTCAGCAACGTAAAGGAAGCGCTGAACAGGAGACTGGCAGCGATCCACAAGCCGGGCTGGGCCCTTAACATGGCCGCGGACATCAACGCCCGGACCAGCAGGTACTTCCGCTGGCATGACTCCGGGGACGTGCAGAGCGTCAAGCATCTATTAAAAATATTCCAAGTCTGTCGTTTAACGCCGGACGTGGCGCACTGGCTCCCAACGCGGGAAGCCGGGCTCCTTTCTAAGATACCAGCGGACCGCGTCCCGCGCAACCTGACTATACGTCTAAGCGCAACGAAGGTTGACGGGCCGGCCCCTGGGTCATGGCATCTAACATCTACAGTAGTAACAGCTGGCAGGACCTGTCCGGCCCCCGACCAGGGCAACGAGTGCAAGAGCTGCCGGGCATGCTGGGACAAAAATATCAAGAACATCGCATATGGGAAGCACTAAGCGCGGACCGGGGCACGTGCCTGACGGCATGACGGTCGACGAAGCCTACAGGAGGTGGGGATACAAGCTCAGGCGCAAGCGCGCAAGCCTCAAGCGCGCAAGGGAGCAAGCCGCAAGCGTTCAAGCGAGCAAGCAAGCCTCAAGCGCGGTCCAGTCCTCAAGCTCACAAGCTCCGGAGGCCTCAAGCCCGAGGTCCACAAGCTCGCGGATCGCGGACCCCGGATAAAGTTTCGCGGATCGCTGACCGAGCACCGCGACAAGGATGAAAGTATTCGTGGGATGCTTAATATGGAACGCAATTTGGTGTGGTGAGAAGGTTATTTTTTTACTTTTCGTTACTTTTAACTCAACTGTAAAGAATCCTTGTTTTTCAGTGTATCCAACTAGGTCAGGAAAGCCAAAAGATGCCCAAGATTCAATGCGTGTCCATAAAATATTAGGTGTATTTTTCTTAACTTTTTGCCAGAGTTTTGATTCGTTTTTCAAAGTAAAAGTAATATGATTAAAATGAGTATCGCCTTGTCTATTTTCTCAGGTGGTGGGTTAAAATTCCATCCCATTATTCCACCAAAATCATCAATCTGTATTTCTCATACGCAGGTCCAACTAGCTTATTCTCCACTAGTTTTATCTCTTTTATATTAAATTCTTTCTGTAAAGGATTCCTGCCTTCAGGTAATATCATCTGAACTCTAGCGTCTCCACCTTCTGGAGACTCACAGAATTTCTCCAAAACTTGTATTAACTTTTTAGTATTATACCAATGTACACTTTTCATTTTAAAGGAGGTCCTCCATACCAAGCTACTACTGAATACCTGATACCTTTTGTTACAGGTTTGACCTGATGCATCAAAGCAGAAGGAAATATAATCACATCTCCCAATTTAGGTTTAATTGTAGTAACTATCGTTTTGCCTTCTTGCAGGTGCATGGTCTGAAACTCTCCTCCTTCATAATCATCGTTAAGTATAGCTGAAACACTTAATTTACGAACAGTACCACAAAGATTAGATTGGTTAGTTTCATTTAAACTTTTAGGGGCTTGGTAAGAAAAATTTCTCACGGATCCCCAATCAGGCTCTCCATCAATGTGCCAACCATAATACTGTTTATCCTTACTGTCGTACTTAGTAAACTGTAGCATCTCACTATCAACGATATCATAACGTAAACCCGTAGAGTGATTAGCCACATTTACCCAATTGTTGAGTGAGTTTTTAAGCTCCAGATCTTGAAAGAAAAGAACAGAAGAATTTCTAGGACCATCTTCAGTAGAGACTAGCTTTTCACCATCATGGTGAGAGGCTACATGAGTTTTATCTTTAAGTCCTTCTATAACCTTGGCGCACCCTTCCTTATCTAATCCATTTTTTACAACGTAAACAGGAGCTCCTGTGTCATCTCTAAATCCCCACACTATCTTCTCTTTCCTTGTCCTCTATATTTTTTAAAACTTCTTCTTTTGCTTTTGTTCATAGAACTAAACTTCGGATTCCTTCCAATACTTGTGCCATGAAACACAGGATCGTGTTCCTGGAAAGATTTCCACTTTTTAGCCATCTATAACTTTATATTCACCTTCAACTAAAACTTTATTGTCTTCATAGATCTTCTTCATCTTAGCCTCTAGCTCTTCGATGGATAAATCTTCTATCTTTCCTGTTAAACTTATTTTTTGCTCAATGTAGAGCCCTGCTGCTTTTCCTCTCGCAACCTCTGCGTTCGCTGCTGCGCTAAAAGCTCCCTTAGATAAAGCCGCTTCGCGTATGCGACCGAGTTCTGTGATGTGTTTCTCAAAATTAACTTCATATTTCTTTTGTACTTCAGACCTGATCTCTCCGATGTATTTAACGACGAGCGGGAACTTGTTAGGATTCCTAAGTTCTGAAGCACGGACGTGAGCGCTGCCTTCAGCATAGCCAGCTTCGATTGCACATTCGGTAGGTGTTTTACGTCCTTCATTATAAACTAGTAACTCCGCGAACTTCTTTTGTTGTTCTGATAATTGTTTGGGTAATCCCATATTAGTAATAATAAGTTAATTTACTTTCTTTTACAAGACCAAACTGGGACGAGTCTTGTTGTTTGTCTAAAATATAAGTCATCTTTGTCAAAATTTGTAGCATCTTCATACCCACACAGCTTTAATATATCTCTAGCAGAGAGATTTTTTATATCTTCATAAATTAAAGATATTGCTCCTTGACTTATTAACCGAGTTTTTTCCGGTTCCCATGACTCTTTTCTTAATTTCATCATCGCTTTTTTATGACTATCAAACACAACTTGATTAAATATATATTCTTTTGGCTTAGCGCCATGAGGATGTGCGTTTTGAAAAGACATATAAGAAGAATAAGTCC